GATACCATTATCCTTGTCAATTCCCTGGTGAATGAATTCAATGCCGTGCAGGAAGCGAACTTCAAGAAGCTGAAGGACATGATCAATGGCAAGTAAAATCAATCTTGAACCGGTATCACCTGAAGCTGCCATCCGCTTTTTCAGGGATAAGGTCAGCATGAGCAAGGCAGAATTTGAACTGCTGCTGGAATCACAGACTGACCTGGCCTTCACCGTGGCACGAGTGGAAGCCATGAACATGGTGAATGGTGTATTTAAGGAAGTGGACCGAGCGCTGGCTGATGGCACCACCATGAAAATGTTCAAGGACGGTGTCGATACCATGTTTGATAATATGGGCGTAACACGGCTGTCACCCTGGCATCTTGATACTGTGTTCAGGACAAACGTGCAGACAGCATACAGCGTGGGCCGGTTTGAACAGATGGAAAAGAGAAAAGAGAACTTTCCCATGCGGAAGTTCAATGTGGTGGTGGATGCTGAAACTTCTGAAATCTGCGAACAGCTGGCCGGGGGCACGTACCCTGCTAATGATCCCATATTTGACCATTTCACACCACCTAATCACTTCAATTGCAGGACCACGGTGACACCGTTACACAAGCGGACAGATCCAAAACTGGACAGGAAAAAGATCAAGGTGCCACCGGATAAAGGATTCAACAAGAACCCGGCCAAGGCTGGACCATTCAAGCCTGACCTGAAAAATTATCCACCGGGAATCAGCAAACAGTATGTGAAGGAACAGGCAGCACACAAGAAATCTAAAAAGTAACAGGGGGAATCATGAACGTATTAAACTTATTCAGGAAAAAGAAAGCAGCACCAGCAGCACCAGTGAAAAAGGAAGCATCAAAATTCCCAGGCCACGACAAGGTGGAACGGCGGCACAAATTATGGCTGGACAACATGAAGCTGAACCTGGAACTTGAACCGGAAGTCAAGGGCTGGTGGCATCCTGGATTGAAAAAATATCATCACAGAAGATGGGTAATGGTGGGTGCCGGTCCCAGCCTCGATGAAACAAAACATGACCTGCCCAAATTAAAACGGCAGGGCTGGATCATCTGCGCTACAGACCGGGCAGCAATCTGCATACAGGGCATTGTGAAGCCTGACATCATTGCCTGTATTGATCCAGACCACTTCAATTTCATGGATGAATTTGTCAGCGATATTGACACGGAAGATGTTGACCTGCTGGCCTGTGCTAAGTGTGGGCATGGCCTGACAAAGAATTTCAAAGGGAAAAAATACTGGTTCCAGATGCGGTACAATCCCATGCCTGACATGTTCCATCCCATTGCTGCTGAATATAATTTGCCCATCCTGGTGGAGTTCAGCCACGTGACTGCACAGGCTTTCCTGGCTGCACACCTGCTGTATTGCACGGATGTCAAGAAAATTGGATGTGACTATGCCTTCCAGGGCCGTGAATTATATTACCCACAGAAGCAATGCTATGTAGTACAGGCCACACAGATGTATGCACATCCTATTCCCACGGAACTGAACCGGTGCTGTTGGGCTTCAAACCAGGCACAGATCCGCACCATGATCAGGGAAACCGGGCAGCGGATCATGATGAATTCTTATCCGTACCCGGCCCATGGCAAGAAATCAGAAGTGAGAAAAATCATGACCTTCACCACAGACAAATGGCAATGGTTAAAGAATAATATGGCCACTGTACCGGCCTATGCCCAAGAAATTAGGGATCAATTTCACAAGGAAAAGAATGTCATTAAAACCAGAACCCAAAACTGATAAAAAGGAATGGCCACCGTATGGGAAGGCTGGTGTCCAGGGCACACGTATCTGGTTAAAAGGCCAGCTTTTTGAGCAAAACAGGGCCACCTTGAACTGGGAATTAATTAAAAATTCTAAAAAACCGGTTGACGAGTCAGGGGGGTAGGTGGCTTTTTATATATAGATGAAGAAACATATTGCAATTATTCTGGACCGGGCTGGATTTAAGAAAATCCAGACTGATCAATTTTTTGATGGCATTTCTTTTGTCACCGGTATTAAGGCCGGGGAACATGTCACCCTTGAACTTCATTTTGATTCCACCATATTCAGTTCTGCTGATGCCAGGCTGTGGTGCAGCCAGTTTGGCTATGTATATCAGGATTTTAATGCAGCTGATGAACTGATCCCTGCTTCACAAATGCCTGGTGTTGATATTGTTTTTGTTGCTCTGGCAGATAAAAAAGCACCCAAAAAGATTCTGTTATTCCCTGAAGGCACTGTCAGGACCACCAAAACACCTGACCTGATCATGGATCAGGAAGGCGGCGAAGCAGCAGTGGAACGGTTTAATGACCTGGGTCGGGACATGGTAATTGACTACCATCACCAAACAGTGGATGGCAGCGACAAGGCACCGGCAGCTGGCTGGGTGAATAAGCTTTCTTATGAAGCAGGGGTGGGCCTGTGGGCACACGTTAGAAAATGGACAGACACTGCTTCTGAATTTATTGAGAACGAAGAGTATAAATATTATTCACCGGTGATATTGTTTAATAAAAAGACTAAAAGAATATTTGGCGTCATGAACATTGCCCTAACCAATGAACCGGCCACCAAAAATATTGAAGCAATTGCAGCATCAGCAATTAGTATTTTAAATCCTAATTTTAATCTTAATCAAGGGGATGCGGAAATGTTGAAACTTCTGTGTGCGTTCTTTGGGCTACCGGCAGACAGCACTGAAAAAGTGATTGAAGCCAAGCTGAAGGATATCAAAGATGGAACCACCCTGGCCACCCTGAATCAGTCATTGACTGACCTGGAAGCCAAGGTGAATGACCAGAAAGACGGCAGCGAAGACCTGAAAGCTGTGGCCCTGGCCGTAGGACTGAAGGAAGATGCCAAAAAGGAAGACATCATCCAGAAGCTGAAGGACATTAACACGGTAAAAGATTCCACTGAAAAAGCCCTTTTGTCAGTAACCGACCGGCTGAATGCAGTGGAAAAAACCCAGCTGGTGAATACCACGGATAAACTGGTGACAGATGCCATGGAGCTTGGCAAATTGACTGCTGCTGAACGTGACGAATGGGGCAATGATATGGCCGAAAAGAACCCCGAGCTGTTTACTAAAATGATGCTGACCCGTCAGGTCCAGGTTCCCCTGGAAGATGTTATTTTAGGGAAGGACACGACCACCACCAAGCTGTCAGCCGAAGACAAGGAAGTGGCACGGCAGATGGATGTTCCCCTGGAACTGCTGACCGGCAAAAAGGAATAACGAAAGTAAAGTATTAATATTAATCATTAAAAAGGAAATTTAAAATGACCATAATGGCTGCGGATAAGCAGTTGAACAGCAAACAGGGAATTAAACTTCCCTTTGCTGCCGGTGTTGACATTTTTTATGTTAATGCCCTGATTGCCGTGGATTCCGATGACGGGTATGCGTACCCGTGCAGTGATGATTCCACCCACATTTTTATGGGTGTCAATACGGTTGCCCAGGTGGACAATTCAGCCGGTTCTGCCGGTGATAAGGATGTCATCGTTGCCCGTGACGGTGTGTACTTAATGACATTTAACACTGTTATCAGTCAGGCTGCCGTGGGCCTCAAGGCTTATTGTGTAGATGACAACACCGTGGACCTTGTGGGTGACACCACCAGTGATGTTTTTGTGGGTGTTATTACTCAATATGTTTCCGCCACCACGGCCTGGGTCGATATTACCCCGGCCACCAAACAGACTGATGTGGCTTCTCATATTGCTGATGCAAGCGGTGCCCATGCTGGCACGGCCATCAGCCAGACGAACAGCGACACCAGCCAGTCCACCGTGGGTGGATGCATTGACGAATTATACACGGACCTGGTTACTGCCCAGGCTTTCCTTCCCATTCCTCTGACTAATTTCAGGCACTGCACGAATTTTGATGTGTCAAATATCAGTGACAATGGTGGCGTGCTTGCTTCGGACACTACGCCCCTGCTGGATGCCATCAATGGTGCCACGGACGGGTGTCAGCGCCTTGTGTGGGCCTCCAGTACAAACACGCAGATTGTAACTTCCATACCTATTCCCCCAGATTTTGATTCATCCAAAGACATCGTGATCCACTTCCGGTCAGTATCCGGTGGAACCACGAATGCGGTGGGCTTTTCTGTGGCAACTTTCTTCAACGAAGCTGACACGAAAGTCAGTGATGTCAGCACCACGAATCAGACCGTTACCTGGGCCGAAAAAATCGCAACCATAGCGGCTGCCGACATACCTGCCGGTGCACAGACCATGACCATTGGCCTGACTCCGGTGGCCCATACCACGGACACCATGGCCATCAATTCGGTGTGGCTGGAATACACCCGTGAAATATTAACGTCCTAAACATTTTAACCTTTAAAGAGGGGCAAGAAAATGTTCGTAAATAAAGCCAGCGTGGCTGCCATTTTCAAGAACCTTAAAGCCATCTTTAACCAGGCATTTCAGAAGGTTGAACTGTTTTGGGACAAGGTGGCCACCAAGGTTCCCAGCACCGGGGAATTGAATGACTATTCCTGGGTGTCAAACTTTCCCAAGATGCGTGAATGGGTGGGTGATAAGCAGCTTTCACAGCTTAAAGCCTACAATTACACGGCCACCAATAAGGATTGGGAAGTGACCATTGAAGTAAAACGGAATCACCTGGATGATGATCAGCTGGGTATCTATCGGCCCCAGGCAGAAATGGCCGGGTGGAGTGCCGCACAGCTTCCCAATGAAATCGTGGCAGAACTGCTGGACAATGCGTTCAGTGATAACTGCTATGATTCCCAGTACATGATTGATACGGATCACCCGGTGGGTGCTTCCACGGAATCCAATAAGGAAAGCAATGGTTATGCCTTATCAGCCGCCACCCTGTCCTCTGCTGATGCCTGTGTGGGACTTGCCATCACTTCCATGGAAAGCAGAAAAACCGATGAAGGAAGGCCCATGCATATAGGCGCCAAGCTTCTAGTGGTTCCTTCAGCCCTGCGGATGGCGGCCAAAACGCTGGCCACAGCTCCCAAGCTGTTGAATAATGTTCCGAATCCGTACAAAGATGAATTTGATTATCTGGTAATTCCTGAACTGTCTTCCAGCACTGCCTGGTTCATGATTGATGATAGCTTCCCGATTAAACCCCTGATTTATCAGGAACGGAAGGCCCCCATAGTTGTCAGTCAGACTGATCCCGAAAGTGATGATGTGTTCATGCGTGGTACCCTGAAGTTTGGTGCTGAAGCCCGGTCAGTGGGTACATATGGGCTGTGGCAATTGATTTACGGGTCACAGGGTGCGTAATAAAAAGAACGTGTGACGGCTTTGCTGTTCATGTTCCCCCTGGGGTGTTGCTGTCTTGATCAGTCGGCAGCACCCCTTTTTAAATTAAACCAAAAAAGGATATTATCATGATTACAGTAAAACTGAAAACTAACCACATCAGCAAAAGTGGTGGTGGCCTGTCACAAATACAGGGCCATTTCAGATGCGGCAGGAAGTTTGAAGGGGTGTCCACTTTCCCTGATGGTGAGTTCACGGAAGCGGAAATGAAGCAGCTGAATGCAGATCCTATTCTGATGGTTAAGGTCAGCAAGGATGCCGAACCGGAAACCCCGGCACCGGAACCGGATGTCCCCGCCGAAGAGACCACAGAAACGGCACAGGTTGTCCCTGCTGCCCTGGACCCTGATGCCGAAGTGGAAACACCAGAGCCTGAAGTGGATGCCGCGGATGAAGCCCCTGCTGCTGATTCTGACAGTGAATCGGAATCAGAAGAAGCACCGGAAGAGGATGCAGAACTGGCTGAAGGTGAGACATCCGTGACTGACCCGGCCATGACCGTGATTGAATTGCGCGAATTATGCAATAAGGAAAGCCTGACCACAAAGGGATTGCGGAAGGCCGAACTGGTGCAGCAGCTGCTGGCTGCCGGGTATAAATAATGGCATACAGCACAAAGGCCCTGATCATCAAAAAGATTGGTGAAACCAGGCTGGTTCAGCTGTCATCTGACGGGAATAGCGGTGCAGTCAATGATGACAATGTGACGGAAGCCATTGCCAGGGCTGATGCCACAATAAAATCCTTCATTGAACCACGATATAAAACCGTCATGCCCTTCAGTTCTACACCTGAATTGATTGAAGGCTTTTCTGTCATTCTGTCCATCACCCATTTATATGCACGGAAGCAGGGCGTGCCTGACAGTTGGAAGGAAGAGCGGAAGGAAGTGATGAATCAGCTTAAACTGATTGCCAAGGGCACCATGGCCATTTCTGGAATTGACATGATTGCAGAAACCCAGTTGAAGCAGGACACGGTGGACTTCACTGCATCAAACCCTGGCAGGAAGTATGCCTATGATGTTGAAAATGACCGGGACCAGATGACAGGATTCCAATAAAATGTATACGCTAAAATATAAGGCCGATACATCAAGGTTCAAGCCAGTTGCAGCAGGACTGGAAAAACGATCAAATAACCTTCGGCCAGCACTGGATGACATTGGGCTGGTTGGTGTGGCTTCCATGACAGAAAATTTTGATGTAGGTGGAAGACCTACCAAGTGGCCCAAGTCATTCAGGGTAAAAACCAGCGGTGGCCAGACAATGATTAGAACCGGCGTGCTTCGGAATTCCCTGACACACCAGGTGCAGGGCAAGAACAAGGTTATTGTGGGCACCAATGACATCAGGGGCCGGGTGCATAATGATGGCTTAAGGATCACGGCGAAGACAGCACCCTTCCTGGCCTTCAGGCTGGCTGACGGTAAATTCATAATGACCAAATCTGTGCAGATGAAAAAACGTGAATTTGTTTTATGGCAGGATAAAGATATGAGAGTAATTGAAGGCATACTATTTGACCACGTGACGGGGAACTGATGAAGGATTTAATTGATAAAGTAAAAGTCAGGCTTCAGGATCAGATCACCCAGGTGATTGACGATGATGTCAAGGCCACCCCTGACGAAAATTTCTACTATGAAGAATCAGGTGATCATGCCATCACCATCAAGGACAATGGCATCTTATATGAAATTGAAGCCACGGATCAGGAATCAGAAACAATGTCACTTAAAGTGATTGCCTGGGTACGTGTTTACACCAGTGAAGGAACCATCCTGGGGGATGAATCAGGCAGCGGTTCCATTGGCATCCTGGCCCTGTCCAAACTGATTGTGGCCGCATTGAATGATCATAAATTCCCCACCGGTGGTGTCAATTATGTTGATGTGGCAAAACCCGTGGCCATGGCAGCGTCTGAATTCAAGCCCATTGGTGAAGATGTGTATATTCAAAAACAAGAAATTACATTCAAATATGAACAGTATGATGCCAGTATTTAAAGGGGTGCACAATGAAAGTAAAAAGCATTGCATCAGGATATAGTAAACGGCTGGGGCAGCTGACAGTGGACCTGCCTTTTGACCTGGACAAAGATGTGGCCGGTCAGTTTTTACGGACCACACAGATCCCCAATGGCGTGCTGATCAAGGCAGACCAGGACCTGGCCGCGGTGGACAAGGAAATTAAAAAGGCTGGACCATCCAAGCCGCCGGTGAAGGGAACCATTGACCTGTCAGATGGTGTCAGCAAGGAAGAGGCTTCATTGGCAGGGAAGGCCCTGGCACAAAAAAAGAATAAAAAGAAATAATAATTTTTAACGGAGAATTTAAAGATGGCCAATGCAGCGCACAGCGGAAGAGATGTCATTGTAGGAATGAGAAAAACTGCTGCCTGGGGAACACCCCTGGCATGTGGTGCCGGTCATGGACTAAAAATTATATCTGAATCCTTCACCAAAACGAATGCTTTTAATGTGGATGATTCCCTGGGCAATGACTGGATTCTGAATGAACAGGCCGGGAACATTGAAGCTGGTGGCACCATTGATTCCTGGCTGCGGTACGAATCACAGGAAGTGCTGGAAGCCCTGATCATGGGGAACGCGGCCACACCAGCGGCCCTGTCAGCCACTTCAGCCATTGAAGGAATAATCACACTGAGCGGAAATAACAATGGGTATTTTGGCTGTCTTGCCATCCTACCCATGTCAGAACAATCCTTTGAATATGGTGGCGTGAAATGGTTCAGTATGTCATGGACAGGTGAATTTAACGGCCCTATAACGGCTACCTATGGCGGCATTGCCACGGACATGAATGAAGCACCCACGGTAAACAGTGACGGTGCCATGGCTAACATAACCATGCCCAATGATTCAGAAGCAAACCGGATCATAATGAATTCAGCCACGGACTTCTGGATCAATGATGCCACAAATAGTGACCTGTCTTCCAGCTTTGCAGTCAAGCCAAAAAGCTTCACTTTTAATTTTATCAGGGCAGTGGAAGGTGACAACATTGCTGACGGCAATGCCTTTGCTGATGAACCCACCAGCACCGGCTACACCACGTGCCAGCTGACAGTGGACTTCCCCAAACTGGACCCCACAAATTATTTATATTTTGCTGACTGGGATGCCAGGACTTCCAAAAAGGCCCTGATCCGGTTTGAAGGCGACATCATTGTGGGTGCTTTCCGTTATCAAAGAACATTATATTTTCCTGCTTTGAAGGTGGCACCCAATGGAATCACGTACAACGTGACTGATGCAGGGAAAATTCCTGTCAGTATTACCTTTGACTGCTTCGGTTCAGCATCATCCGTGGACGGTATGGAGGCCAATGACATCGGAACCGGCCTGACCCATGCAGCCATCACCCAGCCTTTTGCGTTATATTACATAAATAAAAGAACCACTTCACCGACGGCATAATATTACACGTTCAAAGGGGGAACATAATGCCTTTAATTGAATTGATTGACGATGAAGAGCGGAATGAATACAGGGTGGGTGAATCTGTCATCTATTATCGACGGACTACCCGCGACATCAGCACAGAAATTGAACGCAAGAACATGGTGCCCAGGAAAAACAAGGACGGCACGGAAGCCACTGACCTGAATAACAACACCCTGTATGAAACGGATTACCTGGCAAACTTCAATGACCTGATTGCCTATATCGTCACCGGGTGGAAGGGTATCAAGCGGAAGGGCAAGGAAGCTGAGTGCACCAGGGAAAACAAGATTGCATTGCCGCTACCCATCAGAGATAAAATGCTGATGCTGGCCAGGAGTATCAATATCGAAAAAGAGAAGGAAAAAAAAACCAGCTGAAGGCACTTGATGACCACATCCAGCTTAATATTGACTTTCCGCAATTGAATTGTGTCACCTGTAGACAGCTTCAGCGCACTGATAATATAAAGCCAGCCTGTCAAAAGAAAGGCCATATATGCCAGTTCAGGACATCAGCAAACGCCCTGGGGCCAGCTGCACTGAATGCCTTGGATTTATACGGTTTAATTAATCAAAGGTTTGTATATGATTTTAATGCGCTGCAATTTGTCTTTGAACTGCACCAGATCAAGGTGGGCACTGATGAAGGTAAGTTCATGTTTCAAATGCTGTGCCTGATCCACCGGGCAATCAAGGAAACCACTGATGAAGCTGAAAATGAACGGAGTTCCAAAATGATGCAGCGACTTGCGCAGCTTAAAGGGAAAAGATAATGGCCAAAAAGGGCAGCGTGTTTGTCAGCCTGGAAATTGATGAAAAAGGGGCCGTCAGATCGGTTAAGAAGTTCAGCAAAACCACCGTGAAGGGCTTCAATGACACGGAGAAATCAGCCAATAAAGCCACCGGCAGCCTGGAAAAACAAAGAAATAAATGGATCATGCTGGCCGGTGCCGTGGCTGGTGTGACTGCTGCCTTCTGGCTGATGAATCGTGCTGTAAAAGCTGGCTTAAGACAGCTGAATGAAGTGGCTGAAGCGGGTGATAAGTGGGACAAGATGTCAAAACGGGTAGGAATATCAGTTGAATTTTTATCTGAATTTGATCACGTGGCAAAGCTGGCAGGGGCCAGCATGGAACTGCTGGTGCCTGGATTGCGACGGGCGGCGGTGAACTTCAGTGACATGGCCAAGGGTGAAGGGGAAGCAGCTGATGCAATTGAACGGCTGGGGATTAAAGTGACCAATGAAAAAGGAAGCCTGAAAGACCTTGATCAGTTGATACTGGATTCAGCCGATGCCTTTGCCCGATTGACCAATGATACAGAAAAACTGGCCATTGCACAGGAAATTTTTGGCAGGGGCGGTGCTGCATTGATTCCTATTTTGAATCAGGGATCAGCAGCAATCAGGGAACAGATGGAAGAGGCCAAGGCCCTGGGTATTTCATGGAGCGAAGAGGCTGCCACCAGTGCTGCTGACTATATAGATGCCATGACCCGGCTTGAAGGTGCCTGGAAGGGCTTGAAGCGTGAAACCCTTCTGCCTATTATTGAAAAACTTACACCAGCATTTGATGACCTGGCTGTAAAAATAGGCGAAGTCAATACTGTAATTAATGATATTGGATGGGACACCATCCTTGATAATATTGAAATTGTTGGCGAAGGTGCGCGTGACATTCTGACTGTATTGCTGAAGGAAGGCTGGACAACTTTTGTTGACTGGGTAAAGGAAAACGGGACAAAGGACTTGTCAGAAGGTATGCTGGATGGTTTTGCGGCATCACTTGGGCCAGCTGGAATATTAGTAAAAAAATTATTTGGCACTGATGAAGAAATTGAACAGACAGTGGAAGAAGAAATCAGCGGCATTATTGAGAATATACGCAGGGCATTAGAAGCAAAAAAGATCCCACAAATTGATGTTACCCTTCCCGTCCTGGAAGTTTCTGTCGCACCAACAGGTGGCGACGGTGGTGGCGGCGGTAAAGATAAATCAAAAAAAGGTTTGTCTGAAGTATCAGAAGCAGAATGGGAAGCCATATTAAGAGAGAAAATGGGCCGGAGAGTTCAGGTATTTGATAGTGCAAATTTATATTATACAGATGGCACTCTGGTTCCTGCTGATGCAGTGAAAAAAGCAGCAGATGATTACGAGTCATTTCGTGGTGAAAAAGAAGTATCAGAAGAAGATTTCATGCAAATTCTCAAAGGGAAAAAGGAAAAATACCTGGATGAAAGTGAAGCACAATCAAAGAAACATTGGGCCGAAATCATAGACACTACAAACCAGGGAGTGATGGCCCTGGGCCAGCTGTCAAACTGGATCGGAATAAACGCCACCAAGGGTGAAAAGGCTTGGCTTAATTCTATGAACCGGGTGGCCCAGCAGATTCCCGGCCTGATCGTGCAATTCAAGGCGTTACAAGATGCCAAAACGTTGGCTTCTTTGGCTGGGGCCGGTGCAGGCATCGGAATAGTTGGTGGCGTTATTGCAATTGGTTCAGCCATATATTCAGGCATTAAAGGCAGTGAAGCTGATGACGTGGCTGATGTGGAAGACTTTGAAGATGACATGGATCGGAACAGAACCAAGTTCAGCACATCATCACAGCAGGGGCCAAAGAACCTGATTGTGACCATTTCTAATGTGTTCCAGGCTGAAACCATGCTGATCGGTCCTAATACCTTAGAAGAGGCCGGTGAAGCCATCAGTGGCGTTGTCATGAAGGGCATTGAATCGCTGGACGAAGAAGGTGGACTTATCAAACAGGGGGCATAAATGAACTGGATACCCGTTAAAAATAGATTACCAAAAAAAGGATATTATTTGTGTTATTTAGGATCAAAAGAATGGAATGCATGGGAGCCACAAGAAATGATATTGGCTTATTTTAAAAAAAATTGGATTACACCAAATAGTCAACATGATTTAACCGAGCATGTAACACATTGGAAAAACAGACCCACACCACCTAAAAAGTAAGGAACAAATATGGCAGGATCACTGTGGCAATATGGTGTAAATATCCCACTGATTAATCAGAAGTTTGCTGAATATGATCAGAAGGCTTTCTTTTTAAATGATGAAGAGGTGCCTACATCCACGGCTGACATTGAAACGGCTGACGAAGACGGTGCTGCCCTGGATGTCAGGGCGGATCCGTACAATGTAAGCGGTGGGAATGTAGTGATCCTAGGGCCATCCACACATGCTGACAACCTGACTGCCATTGAAGAGATGACTGTATCCACCACGGACGCCACCAGTATCCTGGGCTCAGTGCATTATAAATACATGGCCACTGATCCCATCACCATCAGGACCATTCCCAGGGGCTGGACAGCTGAAGCCACGGCAGTGACTGACAAGGTATATTCGAGGGTGGATGGTGTGGGATATGGTGATGGTGGGCTGACCCTGGGCACCGGGTATGGCTGCAAAATATTCAGAGATCATGTGGGTGGTGAAGTTACTCATTATATTGAATATACCACCCCGGTGAATAGTGTTGATTGGAATGAAGTGCCCAATTACCGTGCATCATATTATGGCATATCTGAATTTGAAAGCGGAAATGAATGCAGGTTGCTGGTGACACAAATTGATTCAGCCGGAACTGACATTGCTTCTGACAGCACTTATGTTTCCACGGCCACGTCTTCATATACCCTTGAAACATCAGGAACCAAACAGCTTCAGGACTATGTCACATCACTGAAAATGCAGTTTATAGTGTACAATACGAATTCCGACACTGCCTTCACCGTGGCCCTGCCGATACTGGAACATGCAGCCAATACCAGTGACGCATCAAGCGGTATTTATACCGTGACTAAAAACCCCAGGCTGACATCAGTCAGGCCAAATATTATCACCGGGGAAAAGAATGAAAACACACATCAGAATCAGGCGTGGAAATTTGATGCATCCGGTGGACGTGTCCGGTGGATGGTTCCTGCCACGTTCAGAAATATAACCTTTGCGCAATATCAGAATTTAATGGTGCTTAAAGAATGGAATTTAAAAGGATACAAAATTGTATTCAGGCCAGACATGGACATCCTGCCACCGGTAATGATAGGTGACTTGTATCTGTCACTGCCATATTATGAAGACCCGGTCATGGGCACCACCTGGCTGAATGTACAATTTGTTGAAACCGGATAATATATCATGTCAATTGCTGCCATAGATGGTGCCTTGATCAGGGGCGAGACTTCTTACACGGAACTCTTTCAGATCCAGGATGACCGTGGTGCCTGGGTGGATTTCTCTGATGAAGTGGGCGAAAATGCTGTCCTTAAAATGGACAATGTTTCCACTTCCCGGCAGTTGACAAATGGTTCATACCAAACCAAAGGAATCAATGTTCTGGTAAAGAATGAAAATAACTTCTGGACCATAGACCCCACTAAGCACACGGACCTGAAACGGGCAGACGGTTCTGATCATTATCTGATTGATGCTGACCTGAAACGGGAAGCACAGCATTATTATGCCTTTGATGCGAATACCGGCACCACGGCCTTTGATGAAGCCAGCGGAAAACACCTGACCATCACGGCTGGCACCTGGACATCCAGCGTGGACACGGACCTGGGCACGGCCATTGACAGCAATGGATCAGACACCAGTCTGACAGCTGCTTCTTTTGCCACCATGAATGATTGGACAATTGCATTTTTGATTGACCCTGACAGTGACGGGGAAGCGAACCAGGGCCGGGTGATTTACATGAAGGCCGGTGAATACATTGCCACCAGTTCTGAAGCTGGTGGCAATGTCAGGATAGTTGCTAGGGCAGATTATGCCCCGGGGGATGCCTTGGCAATTAGCACAAGGACGGTGCCCATTGGCAGCTTTACATATATCATTGTGACACACAGCAGCACCACGAAAAAACTATCTATATACAGTCATGACGGCACCACCTTGACTGACATTACCTATGTAGGACCGGCTGGCACTGGTGGCAAGGCGGCGAACGGTGGCACTTGGTATGTGGCAAATGATTCAGGTGGCACAGCTTGCCTGGACGGAACCCTGGATGAACTTGGCATCTGGAACAGTGTGCTGTCAGAATCAGAAATGCAAAGACTGTTCAGTCTGTCAGCCCGTGCTGATTTTAAGTTCTGGAAGAACAGGAAGTGCAGACTGATCAGGCGGTACAATTATAATGGCATACCCGTGGACATTGCTAATGGTGTATTTTATGTCAAGTCAGTCAAGCCCGGTTCCTGGGCAAGCCAAAAGGCCACGCTGCATCTGGTGTCACCGGCTTATTTCTTACGGGAAGCCACGGCCAAAACTGTCAGGAACGGACAGCAGAAAATCAGGAACAGGCCGCTGTCTTATGTTATGCGAAGATTGCAGGAAGGCATTTTCAGCACGGCCGAAATTAATAGCTTCACCATGCCTGAAAAAATAGAAATTAAAAATCAGTATGGATCAAACCCAAATGATTCCACTGACCCCAGGGCATTGTCAACATCTGATAGGCCAGCTTATGTGGATGCAGATGGAAACTACCTGAACCCTGAAGGTGCCGACCACGTGGCCAGGGCACAGCTGCATAACACAAACCTGGGAGCTGATTTTATTTTTTATGGTATCAATGAAGAATTGTATAAATATGAAATCAGCAAGGACGCATTCACCTTGCTGACAGCTGGTGACGGCAGTGACCTGGGCAGCGGCCAGTTCATCAGAAGGCTGTGGTACAATTCCAATGTGGGTGAAGTGTGGGGCGTGTCCTATGATGACCCGGCTGCTTCATCCCTGGGCAGCACCCTGAAAGTTTTTTCTTGGGATGGCACCACCTTCAGCAAGGAACATTCGGCCACGGATGTGTTCACCGGTGAATTCACATACAGGGAAGGCGGGACGCATTACGTGAGAGGCCAGGCCACCCCCGAGGAAGATATCCAGTGGAACACAATAGGAGCATGGCCCACGATGGGGTGGAGCAATACCGATGTGGACAGTGGTGAAAACTTGACTATTCCTTTTAGCCAATATTATACCACTTTGAATGATGTTAATAGCGTCAGAAGCAGGAATACAATATTCGATGAAACAGACAGAGGGGCGGCACAATCACCGCCCGGCACCATTGGCGCAGGATATTATGATCAATATAAGGCATCAATACCCCCGGCAACGTCATTTCCCAGCGTCCGGTTCACCCTGGGGCAGCGTGGTTTTTGTGTTTACAAGGATGGTGTTTCTGATGGTGAAATATATTACCAGAAACTTGACAGCCCAAGTGCACCCAGGCAGTCAAGTCTATATAAATATGACATCAATGGTGCAGCTGAATCAAAACTATATGACATGAATTCAGGCACGGACACCATCACTTTTTATCATTATCTCTGTGGCTGTGACGGTGACGGAAATCATTTGTATGCAGGTGGTGTCAGATGGTATGATACCGGCACTACACCGAGCAGGGCATATATAGGCAAGATAGATGTGGTGTCAAATACAGACACTACCATATATCAATCTGATTCTGATACTTCCAGCGTGTACCGGACACCCCTTGACATTATTTATGATGCACCAAACAGCAGCCTGGATGTGGTGGGCTTAAAAAGGAACGTGACCAGTACTAAATATTTTATAGGCACACACCCATTGACTGATCAGGATTCCTTTGATGATTTAAAAGATGCCCTGCCGAACCAGCCAATGATGCCTTTTTTAACTGCCACGGAAGGCGTGGTATATGTGGAAGCTGAAACGGGCAGATTTTACAGATGGGATCAGACATCAGCCACTGATGGCATTAAGCTGATGGACAATCTTGAAACCGTGGGTGAATCGGAATTCAATTTGTCATGCAATATCAGTGAAGTCAGCGACACGGCAAACAGCCAGCAGGTTTATTATGGAGTGACAGCACCAGATTATCCGAACCAATTTTATACCACTGACCGGGTGGGACAATATAAGATGTGGAAGTTTGATCAAAACCTGTTTGAATACCTGGCCCTGTATGATTTTGAATCCCCAAGTGAACAGATGCGGTTTGAAGCCCTGGAAGGACTGGTGGATAGTGTTGACTATATGCATGGATTTTATTTAGATGGTAATTACTATATAATTAAAAAGCCTACTTCAGGCACCAGCCAGTTCACGTTCACTAATGTCAATGGCCAGGACTTGATCAAGGATATCCAGGTATATCCTGACATGGATAATTTATTTAACCATGCAGCGGTGACACCATACACACCGGTCCTTGATCCAGCGGCTTCATCCATCACCATCACATCCAATTCAACATGGAACATTGAAGCTGATGATGTTGAAGTATCCACCAGTACACTGAATGCTGTCAATATTTTATTGATTGCCACCAGCACCACAAACAAGTTTAAGTGGAGAAATTACTTTGAAGAGATCATCACACAATTCAGCCAGAAGGAATTCCTGCTGGAAACCGTGCTGAACGTATCACTAGAAGTTGCCCGGTTTGATGACATTTATGCCAGCAGCACTGATGGTGATTCTGCCCTGTTTGTGGATGCATCTGGCGACAGTGTTGTCAGGGCAATCACGGCCAAGAACGCAGCTGCGCAAACCATCACCATCGCTACGGGCTTGCCGCAGACCATGGAAGTTGGTTCTGAATTTACTATTTTGAAAAGCAATGAAGGGGAATGGCATGATGCCACTGCTGACCTGGTGGACCTGACCGCAGCCAATGCCTTTGAAGAGATCGGCACCACCAATATAAAAGTGAAGCGGATTGAAGGAAGCCTGGCATCAGGTAAAACACATAATTTTTTCAAGGGTGACTTAATAAAAATTAAAAGCAATGGCCAGATATTAACAGCACAGGAACAGTCAGTGCAGCAAGCCTGGCACATATACAGCAGGGATGTTTTGACAGATGGAAAATTTGTCAGCTTCCCCAAGGGCAGGGCACAGAACAGATTTCATTCTTTGCGCTTCGGCAGGAATAAAGTATATTATATAATCAAAAATTATGGCTTGCCACACTGGGTAGGCAGCATGACCGGGGTGACACAGTATGCCCTGAATGAAGGGGAAGTCATCACCATTCAGCATCTAATGATTAACGAAGTGAATAATAAAGCTGACTTTTATATCACCGGAATAAAACGGCTAAAGGGAAGGTTCAGTGAATATGCAGTGCGAAGTTTGAACGCTGTGACCTGGACTGATCCATCAGCATAAGGGGAATTATAAATGGCCACACAGAATCAGCCGGGCACAGACTCATATTATTTTGTAAAGCCTAACCCTGGACCAGCACGTGCTGAATTTGCAAAGATGGGCTGCATTCAGGAGATTAAAGATATACTTGGGCAACACATTAAACGGTCTGAATATATTTGGTACAGTGAACAGATACCCGAAACGAAAGACGGGGATATTTTTATCGAAATACCGACGGACATGATCGAGCCGCAGCAGTTTCTTTTTGATAATTGCCAGAACGATATTTATGACCGGGCAACTATACAGCCCTTGTTACTGGGAGTTGAATTATGATAGGTGGATGGGACGAAACAAACTGCCTGATGGCCCTGGCTTTTAATGCCTGGTCTAAAGGCAATGGGACTGTAAACCAGAACACCGGGGAGATGCCTGCCTATCCTGCTGGAACATATAATGCGACTTTTACAAATATGGACGCATCGAACGGTTATCTTTACAATGCCGGGGATGGTCATTGTGAATTTGATGGGGTTGATGATGTAATACAAACAATTTACGATCTTGGATTTACAGCGGCTAATGATCGAACAGTTGAGTTTAAGTTTAAATATACTACTGGTGTAGGGCTTCTTTTTTCACAGCTTGATCCTAGTACAAAGCAGGTACGATGTAGAATTGTAGGAACCGGCGTAAACTTTCTTACATTTAATGGCACAACTATTAAACAGGCTCAGTCAGATATAGTTCTTGTGGATGGGAATACATACACTGTTCATTTAGTAAAAACTGGAGCAGGACTATTAAAAATATATATAAATGGGACAGAATCCACATATTCAACTCAAGACAATTATACTTTGGGAGCTTTGGGATTAACAAACAAATTAAAACTTGGTGTAGAGGCGGCAGTATTTATAGGTGAAATGTATTGGGTAGCAGTATACGAGAGAGCGTTAACAGTTCCGCAAGCATTAATTAATCATAATCTCGGAAATTCAATGGGTCTTTGGGGTTATAACGATAATGTCGCTATTGACCAGATGGAGTTATACGCTGCTCAGCTTATAGTCGGTACGCCCACCATAGACCCTAACGGCGGTATATTCTCACAGGCACAGACCATAACCCTAGCCACCGCCACCAGTGGCGCTAACATTTATTATACCACTGATGGCAATGACCCCACGGAATCTGACACAGCCTACACGGTGCCGTTCACCATAACGGAATCCACCTGCGTAAAAGCCATTGCTGTCCTGGCAACATATTTGGATTCAGCAATCAAGACATCAATATTTCATGAAGGTGTGCTGCCAGCCGAAGTGACGGGGGTGCAGGTAAATGATATTAAACCGGCAGAAATTGCTGGCCTAAGCATAACGAATTCATAAAAGGATTTTATCATGGGAACCATTGTTGATTGGGTACAGGCCACGGACGGGAACACCACCGGGTATGACATTCAGCTTGCCAATGATCCTGGCACCGGCAGTCAGCCTTCAGATGGCGCGTTCAGTACCATTGATTCCACAGTGGGTGTCAGTTCCGTGGATTACAATGACAGTGATGGATCAGCCACTGATTGGTATAGGGTACGTGGAACCGGCACAGCTGGTGATGGCAACTGGAGTACACCGGCCAGGGACTATGTTGTCAGTGATACCTGCAATGTGTTTGGGTACTTGGCAGACATCACCGGGGATATGGAATCAGGGATTGAAGTGTCCGTGAAGCTGTCAGTGGAAGACGGCGTGAAGGGCAATGTGAACATAGCGCGGATGAACACAGATACTGTCACCACGAATTCAAGCGGCTACTGGAACATTAACCTGATCCCTAATGCTGATATTGAAACCGGATCATATTATCAGTTCACTTTTGAAGGGAAGAAGGTGGATATATACAAACGGGTGGTGCCGGATTCTGCATCCGCTGCCTTCAGTTCACTGGAAGCCCCAGCATGATAGTGGAAAAAATTGTGGACAAGGCCCTGGCTTCGCTGACCTGGGAGCTGCCCACTTCGCTGACAGTGGTGCTGCTGATTATCGGTACCCTGTCATATTTTTCAGTGAAGCTGGCCAAGGAATATTTTTTACATAAAAGGGAAGAGCGTGTGTTGAAGCAGCAGGAACTGGCCCGGCAGGAACCGGTGCAGTGCGGTGCACACAGCACCTTGACAGCCGGTGTGGATCAGGGCCTGATCAATGACAAACAGATTATTGAAACCGTGCAGGAACTTCAGGTGGCCATCAAAGGGAACGGCAGACCGGATAAGCCTGGAATTGCCGGTGCTATTTTTCATCAGACACAGAAACTTGATGACTACATTAAAGCAAACGAAGGCCAGCACAGCAATATATTCCAGCGTGTGGGTGACCTGGAAAAGAAGTCAGGATGATTATATTATGCAATTTGATATGCTAAAAAAAGGAGCTTAATTATGGCGTATGGAAAAAAAGATGGATCACGGAAAGGGAAAAAAAGTGGCGGCGGTGGAAGAAATCAAAACACTAAACCGTGTCCTAAGGGTGGACCAGGAAAAGGAGCTGGTGGCGGCCGTGGCAGTGGCAAAAATAGATAATTAAAATATTGTAATCCCGCTGCCTAGCAGATTATAATAAAAATCCCTTTACAATATCAATTGGTTTAACATCATACAGCATCTGATTCCGCGTCTTATGCAGCAGCCCTTCAATGATCCTGCTTGACAGACTTTCCGTAATTTTACCGGCCAGCACACCCAGCAGCTTTTTCCGCTTCTTCAAGGGCTTGACCTTAAACCGTTCTTTTTTAACCATTTTCTTTTCAGCTTTTATCTGGTGATCACCAGCATTTTCCTTCCCTTCCTTGTTTCCGTCTTCCTTCCTGCCCACAGGGGCCATGTCCATTTCGACTTCATAGATTTCCCGGTCATGCAGCAGATCCCTGATGAACATTGAAGCAGTATTTTTGGCTTCCTGCTTCCGCTGTCCGTCATTCATTTTCACCATCCTGGGCTTTGCTGCTGGCTTTGCAGGATCAACAGAACCGGGCACCATGGCCCTGCCAAGTATGGATTTAATCTGTTCACCTTCAGACAGGGCAGACAGGAAAGCAGCCGTGATCCTTTTAACTGATTCATTTATGTTCTGTCTTTTAATCCACTTCCTGGCTTCATTGGTGGCCATAGTCAGCAGACCGGTGGCCACGGCATACAGCACATACTGCAATACATCTTTTAATATTTCCATCATTCCTTCCTTTTGGTTTGATCCTGCTGGGCAGCGGAATCATTAACGAATCCATATAATTTCAGGTTACAGGCTGGACATAATCACACGGAATCCCAAGGCCAGACGTATCTTTTAATATCACCCCTGTATTTTATCAGCTCAATTTTGACCCTGGCATCAATTTCCATGGCCTTTTTCACGGTGGTACATTTCGAATTCCCACCCGTGGCACCTATGCACCATTGATTATCAAGGCATAGCATCACATGGGTGGCCCTTTTTGGTGATCCGTAAAACACCAGGGCACCGGCCTTGGGCTGCTCAATGGATGGCCACATTTCAGATATGCCCTGGCAGGTATAGTCTTCCTTTCGCTTGAATATCCGCAAGATGCGGAACAGGAACACAATGAATCCAGAACAGTCAGCGGTGCCCCGTGCCCCGTTTGTATTCCACACGTACCACATGGCATCAAACGGATCGGCATACTTCCTGGCCAGGAATAGGCAGCACTGAAGCATGAAGGACTGATCAGGACCGGCCACGGCTGAATGATCCCAGGTGGCATCAAACCCAGCCATCCGATGATCATACCACCGGTTCAGGATTTTACTGATCCTTTTTAAAATCTTTTTTATCACGTGCTTTCCCCCTGAAATGAATGAAGGTAATTATCACAGCATAAATCAATATTAATATAAAGCAGATAAAAAGGCCATTAATAATTGTGGAATATATTGTCAGGGATTCCTGCATTGCTTCATTTTTATATGCTAGGCTTTCAGCAACATCCAGGCAATCCCTGACAATATCAGCCATTATGCCCTTTCCTCTTCTGCCCCTTCGTCCTTT